AAGAATGAAATTACATATATACAGGAAAAAGAATAAAAAGTCAAAATGTGAAAAAACAAGAATAGTAATATCTTTTAAAAGCAAAAATCAAATTCCATTGTTAATAGTAGTTAGAGAGTATTATGACAAAAGAACAAAAGAGATTGTTTTTGCAGAAATATTGTTTGAAATTGAATAAGGAGGGAATTATGGCAAGTTTTAATAATATAAAGATAGGGCCAGAATTAAGACCGTGTTATATAAATGGAAAAGGAGCATTGTTTCATTTTTGGATAAAGAAAAAGGACATAGTGATGCAATCTGAATATGTTGTTGGGCTAGTTGAATTTATAAATGGAACAGTAGAGGAAATAGGAGCAGAAAGAATACAATTTTGTGATAATAAATTAGAGGAATATTGTTTTGAAAAGGAGGAAAATCCATGCCAACAGAAAGTAATGAAGTAAATTTAGGAAAGTTATTATATAAAAACCAAGAAGGCATTATAAAAGAACTATGTAGTTATGAATGTAAAGAAGAAAATAATGATGATGCTGTAAATGCAATGGAATATGCAATTAAAGGAATGACAGATAGCGAAATATCTATGTCACTTGATATTTTAAAAGAAAGTACAAGAAGAATATTAAAAATATATGGCTTAGAAAGAATTACAAGAAAAAAATTTAAAAAACTATTGATGGGGTGCGGCTTACAAAGAAATGATGCTGAAGTAATTGCGAAACAATTTTGCGATGAGCAAATACCATATACACCATTAGGTGTTCAACAAGTAATTGAAACAATTATAAATGGAATTGAAGAGGAGAAATAATTCTATGAAATGTCCAGAAAGATACAATATTATGCAACATAATATTAGAAAACCAATATTTGATGAAGATAACATAGTGCGAGGAGAATACCACATATTAGTAGAAACACAACAATTTGAAAATTGCTACAAAGAGAAATGTGCTGCATGGGACAAAGAAAAGCAAATGTGTAGAAAGGTTAGTCAATAAAATGATAATTGATTTTTTTACAGGAAAAGAAGTTAAATTTGATTACACTTGTGATAGTTGCAAGTACAATGTAGGAAACAAAAAAGAAAACGGAAAAATATTAGAAGATGTAATCTGGTGTGATAAATACATTAGTTACAGATATAAGATGAACTGCAGTTGTGATTACTATAAATTTAAATATGAAGGAGGTACTACAGATGAATGATAAAGAATATGTTAACAATACTTGTAATAAATGCTTAAATAAATACAATGAAAATGACCTATGCAATATAGTTGGGAAAATAAATGGAACGTATGGATGCCCAAATGAAAATTGCATTGAAATAAATGATTATATTAGAAATGAAGATGGGAATATAGGGATTGTAAAAAAAATACTATTACCAGATGAGAAAATGGAATCAACATATTTTGTTTGTGATACTACAATGGCTAGTGCATATTTAGAAGAAATAAAAAAGCATAGTACAGACATACTTGATTTAATAGAACTAGGAGATGTGTTAGAAATTGAAGAAGATGGTGATATTTTTTATATAGGTATTAAGAAAGATACAACTACATTTAGTTATTCCGATATAAAGGAAAGGATAAAGAATAAAGAAGTTAAATTATTGAGAATATTAACACACGAGCAATTTGAAGAAAATAGTTTTGAGGTGGTGTAATATGAGCATAGAAAGAGACTGTAAAAAAATACATAAAAAAATCAGAAAGTTTTATGAAAAGTATAAGGACAAAAGGAATATTTGCTTAAATTTAAAATGTGATAAAGAAAATAATTCTTATAATATATGCTTATATGTTAATCCAAAAATAGAAGAACTTGATGTAATGAAAGAAAATATAAAAATTGAAAGGAAAAAAATATGCGAGAAGAAAATGAAATGACTGAAGTTAATGTGTATATTGCCAAGATATATTCCATAACAAAACCAGAAAAAGCAAAAGAAATCGTTGAAAATGCAAAGAAAAAATCTAAAACATCAGGATTATCTTATAAGGAAGTATTATCAGAGGAATTTATAAACTTACTGGATAGTCCGGAGAAAGAAGATAATAAAAACATTATGGAAATAAATTTCAATGGAAAAATAGAAGATATAAGTATGATGCTATTAAGTGCAGAAAGATATGCACTAGGAAGACAGACATATATAGTTCAATGGACCTGTGAAGTGATTGGAGGAAATACACATTTACTTACAACAAAAGATTTAAAAGTAATGATTAAAGATATTGAACAATGCAATAATTATGGTTGGGATTGCGATGAAAAAGAATGGACTGAATTATTAAATATATTGAAATTGATTTTATTAAAGAGGGAGGCAAAAGAAAATGAACGAAAAGATAAGTAATACAATAGCATTACACCAAATGTCAATAAACGAATTAAATGAAATAAAACATAGAATAAAAACAACGGCAACAGATGATATTAGATTTAGGGTAGAAACAAAACATTGGTATGGATATTCAGAGCCATTTCTTGCTAAAAGTAAAGATAAATTAGAAATATCAGTATATACAATGAATTTAATATTAGATGAAGCAATAGATAAAGAAAAAGAAAAAATTAATAAATTAATAGACATGGAGATAGAAAATAGAGTTGGAAAGGAGAAAAAAACAAATGAAAAAACAAAATCAAGAAAGCCAGGAAAAAAAGCAAGAAGAAAACAAAGATGAAGGACAGCAGATGTTGAGTTGGTTTCAAATTATAATGTTGATAGGAAGGCCATTATGGGATGCAGTAAATAAAAAGTGGAGAGTTTTGAATGGTTATCAAGCAGTATTAGGAAATACGAATCAATTGTTTTATGAGGTAACATTTACAGATACACCATATTGGGAAAACTATAATGATAAAAAGTTATATTTAAATGTTCCTGTAGAAAAGGAGAAACCAAAAGAAAAAGGAGATAAAAAAAGCAATAAAAAAGGCAAACGAGGTGAAACAGAAAACGAAAAATAAACAATATATCCAGGTAAGAAAAGATAGTACAGATAGTTATGGATATATTGAAGCAATAGATACATTAGTAAGAGAATTGAAAGTGTATCAAAAGATAAAATAGGAAACATTGTATTAAAGATTAAGAATCATAGTATTATAATTTACTAAAGCACAAAGCATGCAATTTATCTAAGGAAGAGAGGAATTTGTATGGATAAAATGGAGATATCTGAAAAAGATAGTAAAATGTTAGAGCTTGTAGAAAAGCTTGTTGCTGATGGAGTAGCGAGAGGAATTAAACAAGGGATTGAGCAAGCTAAAAATGAAGAAAGATTAAGAGAAAAAATCACATATGATACAAGGGTAAAAAATACTAAGCTATTATTAAAACATTATAGGAATTTTGAAAAATCATGCAAACAAGCAGTATGGACTGAAAAAGAGCTTGAAACTGCAACAGTTGAAGATATACTTGATAAATTATATTGTACTGCATATGATGAAATAACTGCTGTTCAATCAATATTAGCTTCTAAAAAGAGAACAGAAATAATACTTGCACATATTAAAAAAATTGTAGAATTTTATATTTTTGATGCAGATAGTAGCAAGAGTGAAGAAAAGTGGCGAAAAGCTCATATTTTAGAGGACTTATACATAAAAGGAAAAAGGAAGCCAAAGATATATGAATTGTCCGAAAAATATCATATAAGCGAAAGACAAATTAATAGAGATAAAAATTCCGCAATTCAAGAAATTGCAGTATTTATGTTTGGGATAGATGGAATAAGAAAATTATACTAAATTAATACAATGTTATGTCCAAAAGTTGTCCTTGACATGTCATAATCAAGTATTTATAATGATAGTGTGAAAAATTATAAAATTACAAAATATTCAATCCCCTAAAGACCTGAAAAGGTCTTTTTTATTTTGAGAAAGGAGTTTAATGAAACAATTTAAAAGCTTTTATAAGGAAGTAGGCGGAAACGAAGGCAGCAAGTGTAAATATCCTATAAGGTTAGATACTTATCGGATGCGGTTGCAGCCACGATTGCAAGTACTGTTATGCTAAATCCCTATTAAGCTTAGAGGTTTATGGAATCCTAAAAATCCAAGTGTTGCTAATATTGAAAAGCTAAAAAGAAAAATAAACAAATTACCAAAGGGAACAATAGTAAGGCTTGGAGGAATGACAGACTGTTTTCAACCAATAGAGTTATGTAATAGAATAACCTATAAAATTATTAAGTACCTAAATAAAAGAAGAATCGGATATTTAATAGTTACGAAATCAGATATTGTTGCAAATGATGAGTATTTAAAAATTTATGATAAGGACCTGGCCCATTTTCAAATAACTGTTACTACTACTGATGATGATAGATCAATACAATATGAAAAAGCTGCGGTTCCTAGTAAAAGGATAAAAGCAATTGAAAAACTGTATAACAATGGATTTGATGTGCAAGTTAGATTAAGCCCTTTTATTTATGAATATATAGATTTTGAAATACTAAATAATATAGGTTGCAACAAAATATTAGTAGAATTTTTAAGAGTTAATCATTGGATAAAGCAATGGTTCGACATTGATTATTCTAACTATACTGTAAAACATGCAGGATATGAACATTTACCTTTAAGCATTAAGAAAGAATATCTACAAAAAATTACAGGCTTTGATCAAGTGAGTGTCTGTGAAGATGTAGATGAACATTTTGAATATTGGAAAAGCAACATTAATCATAATAAAGAAGATTGTTGCAATTTAGGAGGATGAATATGAAAATTGAAAAAGTAAATATTGATAGCGTTAAGGTTTATCCTAATAATGCTAAAATTCACACAGCAGAACAAATTGAAGAAATAAAAAAATCAATCCAGGAGTTTGGAAACAATGATCCAATTGCTATTGATGAAAAAGGTTTCATAATTGAAGGTGAAGGAAGATTTCTGGCACAAAAAGATATGGGACTAAAAGAAATAGAAGTTATAAAACTAACTCACTTAACAGAGGAACAAAAGGTTGCATATATGCTTGTGCATAATAAACTAACAATGAATACAGGTTTTGATTTAGACTTGTTAGAAGAGGAACTATCAAAGATATCTAGTATAGATATGAAAGAATTTGAATTCGATATAAAAGAAATAGAAGAAGAATTGGAAGAAGAAGAAAAAGCACAAGAGCCTAGTTTCAATTATAAAGAACAATATGGTGTAATTGTTATATGTAAAGATGAAGCAGAACAAGAAAAAATATATAACAGTTTACTAGATCAAGGATACGAGTGTAAGGTGGTGACAACATAATGGGAAATACGACAAAAATTGAAATACATAATCGAGTTCAAGATTTTAATAGTTATAGAGCAGCAAGAGTAAAATCCTTATTCAATGCAGAAAGTGGATGCAATTTTGATTTAGAAGCAGAAATTGATATATCTGGAGAATGGCAAATTGGAGTTGTAGTTGGACCATCTGGAAGTGGAAAATCAAGTATTGGTAAAGTTATATTTGGAGAAAATCTAATATACGATTATACAAAAGGTTGGAGCAATGACAAACCAATAATTGACGAAATAGCACCAGATGGAGATTTTAATGAAGTTACAGGAGCTTTAGCAAATGTAGGATTGGGAGATGTTCCAGCGTGGTTAAGACCTTTTAGGGTATTATCAAATGGTGAGCAGTTTAGAGCAGGCCTAGCAAGGTTAATTTGTGAAAAGCCTGAAAAAATTGTTATTGATGAGTTTACTTCCGTAATAGATAGACAGATAGCAAGGATAGGTTCACAAGCATTTCAAAAGGCATGGAGAAGAACAAATCCTAATGGAAAGGTGGTGTTGTTAACCCCACACTATGATATTTTAGATTGGGTAAAACCAGACTGGGTGTTTGATACAAAAACAAAAATATTTGAGCGTGGGTTGGCCAGGCAAAGACCAAAAATTGACCTCCAAGTTTTCAAGGTCAACCAAAGTTACTGGAGATATTTTAAACCACATTATTATTTAGATTTACCTATGCCACCCTGTGCAGAATATTTTATAGGTGTAGTAAATGGAGAACTAGCATGTCATGTTGCAGTTGCTCCATTTTTTACTTCAAAAGGATATAGGGCAACAAGACTTGTAACTATGCCTGAATGGCAAGGAGCAGGTGTTGGTGTAAGATTTTTAGAGTGGATTGCTCAATATCATTTAGATGGAAATGGAAGGTGTAATAAAAAATATCCTACTTATTTTCATACATCACATCCTCAATTATGTATGGCATTAAGGAAAAGCAAAAAATGGTTACAAACAAGTGCTAATTTGTATGGAGGAAATAAAACAAAAAGTTCAAAATCCATAATAAGATCTAGAAAAAAACATCATGCAGCAAATACAGGCTGTGGTTCTGGATATGGAGGGCACTTTAGAGCAGTACAAGGTTTTAAATATGTAGGAGGTAACAGGATATGAATATATTTATATGTGGTCAAAAAAGTTTTGGAAAAGAAGTATTAAAATCATTGTATGAAAAAGGTCATAATATTGTTGGGGTTGCACCACCACCACAGGAAAAATATTATGATAAAATGCAAGGATATGCTATCAAATTGGGAATACCAGTAATTAGCGATTGTGATAAATTAGTTTCAAGGGATATTCCTCAAAATACAGACTTAGTAATAGCTGCGCATTCTCATTGGTATATATCTACAAAAATAAGGGAAAAAACAAAATATGGGGCTATCGGATTTCACCCATCACTATTACCAAGACATAGAGGACAAGATGCAGTAAGATGGACAGTTGCAATGAATGATTGTGTCACAGGAGCAACGGTGTTTTGGCTAGATGATAGTGTAGATGGAGGCGATATATTTCTTCAAAAGACACTATTTATCGACAAAAAATGGAACTATCATGAGTTATGGAAAAAAATGTTTCCAATAGGAGTAGAAATGGTATGCGAAGCAGTGGATCTGATTGAAAATGGCAATATCATAAAAATTCCTCAGAAAGAGCAATTTGCAACTTGGGAACCATCTTTTACAAGTACGAGATTAAAAAGAAATGAATTATTACAAATAGGAAATGGTATAAATCTATAAAAAGGTAGGTGGGTGATATGATGTGATAAATGATAGTAATAAAATTTCTAAAATAAAAAAAGATTATATAAATGGAAAGACATATAACCAAATTGCAAAAAAGCATGATGTCACTTATAATGAAGTAATTTATTTAGTTAGAAAAAACAAATGGAAAAGGGAAAGTAACTTAAGTAAGATAAAAAAAGGAAATCAAAATGCAAAAGGAAATAAAGGTGGTCCAGGAGCAGAAAAAGGAAATACACGAGCATTAAAAACAGGAGAATATGAAACAATATATGATGATTTATTAACTGAAGAAGAAAAGACAATTATGATGCAGCAAGAATTATATGATAAAAAATATCAAATAATGTCAGAAATAAAAATATTATCCATCAGAGAAAGAAGAATATTAAAAAAAATACAAGACTTGCAGAATGGTAAAGAAATGAGTATTGTGAAAATGTCCAAAAGCTCATCAAATAATGTGGCTTATAGGAATAATGGAACATTAACAACTACTGAAGCAGAAAGTACCATAAATATTACACAAAGACTTGAAGAAGCACTTACGAGAGTACAAGAAGCGAAAAGAAGATATATAGATAGTTATCACAAAGTTGAAAATGATGACAGAAAACTTGAATTAGAATTAATTAGATTAGAAATGGAAGCAGCACGAGATGACAGTTCAAATACAGAAGATATGAAGGATGATAGTTTTATACAAGCATTAAATACTTCAACTGAAGGTGCATGGAATGATTACACTGAAGAATGATAGCAAAAGTTTTGATGAAAGAATTTCTAATCTAAAAAATAAGGTAATGCAAAATGCTATTACTTTAAGAAAAAAATTAAAAAATGGTACATTATTCAAGTTTAAACCATTCAGTTTAAAACAAAAGAAAATATTAACTTGGTGGACAGATAATAGTCCGGTAAAAGATAAAAATGGAATCATAGCAGATGGAAGTATAAGAGCTGGAAAAACATTATGTATGTCATTATCATTTGTTTTATGGGCGATGACAAAATTTAATGGACAGAATTTTATAATGGCAGGTAAAACTGTACGGAGCATTCAGAAGGAATGTTCTTTTTTGGTTGAAATTAATGTTAAGAGCACAAGGATATAAAATTAAAGATAGACGTGCTGATAACATGTGTGAAATATCAAAAGGAGAAATAATAAACTATTTCTATATTTTTGGTGGTAAAGATGAAAGATCACAAGATTTAGTACAACGGAATTACTGCAGCAGGTGTTTTTTTAGATGAAGTTGCATTGATGCCACAATCATTTGTAAATCAAGCACTTGCTAGATGTTCTGTAAAAGGTTCTAAATACTGGTTTAACTGCAATCCAGAAGGACCAAATCATTGGTTTAAAGTAGAATGGATTGATAAAAAGAAAGAAAAAAATATATTACATTTACATTTTACAATGGATGATAACCCAAGTCTTGACGAAGAAACCAAAGATAGATATAAAAAAATGTTTGTAGGTGTATTTTATCAAAGATTTATATTAGGATTATGGGTACTTGCTGAAGGTATTATATATCCTAATTTTGACAGATTAAAACATTGTGTAAAAAAAGTAGATATTCCAAATAAATTTGATTATTTCTATGTAACATCTGACTATGGAATTACAAATCCTCAGGTGTTTTTATTATGTCGGAATAAAATACATAGAAGGAAAACCACATGTATGGATACTAGATGAATATTACAATAAGGGAACAAAAAAGAATAAAAATGGCCAAGAAGAAAAAATAACTAAAACTGATGATATGTTCCTTAAAGATTATAAAAAATTAATAAAAGACATAGAAGTTAGAAAGGTAATTATAGATCCATCGGCTACTTCATTAATTAATTTATTCAAACAAAATAAAATTGCTGTAAAAGAAGCTGATAATGCTGTAATTGATGGAATTAACTTAGTATTAAACTGGTTAGATGAAGGAAGAATACATATTGTAGAAGAAAGATGTAAAAATATTATTAGAGAATTTAATTCATACATATGGGATGAAAAAGCACAGGAAAAAGGTGAGGACAAGCCAGTTAAACAAAATGATCACGCATTAGATGCATTAAGATATTTATTGCAAACATTATTCCCTAACAAGAAGAGGGGAGCATACTTTGTAAGATAAAGGAGAGAATTAAAATGATAACAGAAATGGATAGAATAAAAATGATAATATCTGAAGGTGCAAAAAAAGGATTGGTATTATCTAAATTCATTGATACTCAAATAAATGAATTTAAAGAGTCTGATACATTCAAGGAAATGATAGAAGGTAGTAGATATTTTAAGAACGATGGAGATATAAAAAATAAAAAAAGGATATTTATAAACGAAAAAGGACAAGAAGAAATCGCTCCTCATTTAAAAAATTATCAGTTGAAACATCCTATAATTTATAAAATGAT